CGTGTAGCTGAGCACTACGTACAAAAACAAGAGCTATCTGCTGCTCTTCAGAAGATGGAGGATCACATGATCCGTATTGAAAACAAACTAGATCAAATAGCTCTTAGACATGGCTAAGAATAAGGCAACTGAGGACATGTTTAACGAGCTTCACAACATTGTCACTCAAGAACTACTTAATCGGATTAAATCCGGCGAAGCTACTACTGCTGATTTAAAAGCAGCTTGTGATTGGCTAGCTAAAAATGATATCAGTGGTATTGCTGATGGTAACAATGCCCTTGATAAACTAGCTGCTATCATGCCTAAAGTAGATCCAGCACTTGTACAACGGAGGCTGTATGGCCCGAAAGTCTAAATACAGTGGTCCTAAATACGCTAATGGTAACTACAAATCATATCAAAAAGAGTATGATAGTAGTGAATTACAAATTAGGAAACGTACCCAACTAAATAAAGAGAACCGTAAACGTGGTACTTACGGTAATGGGGATGGTAAAGATGTATCTCATAAAAAAGATGGATCTACCTTCCTTGAAAAAGCTTCTAAAAACAGAGCCCGTGTTGGTAAAGCTAGAAAAGCATGACGCCCCTTCTACCAAGTCCTGAACACTACCTGCAAAACCTAATAACAATGACAAGTCCCGAAGCAAAACGCATGTGGCGTAGAGCCATCAAGGAACACTTCAATTGTCAATGTGTCTATTGTGGAGAAACTTATGAACTTAATGAACTTACTCTTGATCATGTTATACCTCGTTTTAACGGAGGACAAACAACTACAAGAAACTTGGTTCCATCCTGCAGGAAATGTAATCAGAACAAAGGTACGAATAACTGGCTCACGTGGATGAGACAAACGTTTGGTATCACACCACGTGAAAACCTTATTTTATCACATATTAAGTAATGGCACCTCAAGTCGGTCTAGTATCTGGAAGACTAGAAGAAAAGGAGTATGGATTTAAACCTGGTTCTAGAGTCTATGCTGGACCTGACTGGGGTTGGCAAACTCAAGAATCATACAACAAAACTGTTAAGATGCGCCGAGGTGGGGCGTTCTTTGATTGGATGGCTACTAATATCGGTGATCCAATTAAAGCTGCAATTAGCCCAGTCGTACAAGCTGTAGCACCTGTTGTACAGCCTGTAGCTGAAGCAGTATCTGGTATTATTCAATCAACACCTGTTATTGGTCCTTTAACAGAAGCTGTTGGTACAACCACTGAAACCCTTCGTAAAGAAGCAGCTCAACGTGGTATAGATCCACGTGTTGCTGATGTAGCAATGATGGCAGGTGAGGAACTTGTTAGTGGTGTAGTTGGTAAGACTTTGGGTATGGCGTCCAAGGTTATTAATAATCTTCCCGGTCCACCTACTGCGGGATTAGCTATGGCTGGTGGTGCACCTATGCCAACACCTATACCTCCTCAACTAAATATAAAAGGTGGTAATGTATTTCTGTCTACTACATCACCTGAGTGGACTTCACCTAAAGCAGGTTTAGGTTCTGCAGTATCTGAACAGTTTGCACCTGCTGTTGAGACGTACAAACGTCGTCGTACAATTTACAGTGAAGTCAAGAGTGACCTTAAAGCTGCATATGAATCAGGTAAAATCAACGCTGAAAGGTTAAAAAAAGCATTAACAAAGATAGGCAAACACGAGAAAGGTGTTATGTCTACATTCCCTTATGATGAAACTAATCCTGAAGCTTACTTAACTGATTTAAGGGTAGCTCAACCTTATAGGCAAGAACGTGCTGGTCAAAGAGGTGTATTAGGAGAACTAGAGGAAAGGTTTGGTAGGGTTGACCCTTATGATGTAACAAAACAAGCTCAACAACATCATGTTTTGGCTAAAGCTGAAACAAAACCGTTTGCTGATACTCTATTAGATTTAATTGATAGAGGTATTGGAGATGATGATGATTTAGTTAACTTCTTTGTTTGGCCGGAAAAATATGAGCTATATCCAGGTAACGTTGTAAAAAATCTACTTGATATGGGAGAGATAACCCATACAACTGCTAAACAAGATCCAATGGCTTTACATAAAATTTTAGACATGGCTGGATTGGAGTTTGGCAGTCAAACTAAATCTCAGATTATTAAACGTTACGGATTAGATAAAGTTAAATCAGTTGACGAACTAATGCAAGCTTATGATAGGTATTTACAAGAAATTGCTGTACCTAGTAGAGATATTGCGTATAAAGTTCAAGATTGGTGGTACAACAAAACTATCAAAACTTTAAAGGGTAAAGAACTAAAGGAATTTAAAGAACGCTTTGCTGCGTTACAAGACCCCCGTAGAATGCCCTAGAACACCCCTCCACTCCCCTTTACGTTAGAATATACCTATGACCACCCCAATCATCGTTACAGGTCCACAGAGAGCAGGCTCACGCATTGCTAGCCACATCCTTTGTGCTGACCTTGACGGTGTATTCGTTGATGAGCTTGACTATCGCCTTCCTTTACCACCTAATGCGGTAGTTCAAGCTCCTTTTCTTCTTAAGTCCGTACTTGAGTTGTCTTACGTCTTACCTGATGCTAAGTTTGTTTTTATGTATCGTAACCCTAAAGACATTATAGCCAGTATGGAACGTATCCAATGGTATAAAGATTACGTAACTGATCCTTGCTTTTACCCATCTTACGTTAAACACTGTTATGAATACATCGATATGTTAAAGCGGACGCTAAAACCTAATCGATGGTTTGATATTCAATACGAATCCCTTAGAGCACATCACCTGTTTGTAGATGATAGAACTGGGTTTACCGTAAAACAACACTTACCAGACCAACCTAACGGACCTGAAACTTGGAGAAACGATGAATACATTAGAACTGTTAAAGGATGACTTTAAGCTATTCCTACAAGCTCTTTGGGCACAGCTAGATCTACCTGATCCTACCCGTGCTCAATACGCTATTGCAGACTACCTACAATACGGTCCTAAGCGTTTACAGATCCAAGCGTTTCGAGGGGTAGGTAAGTCGTGGATTACAGGAGCTTTTGTTCTTTGGACACTCTTTAAAGACAAAGAAAAGAAGATCATGATCATTTCCGCTTCTAAAGAGCGTGCAGATAACATGTCGATCTTCCTACAAAAGCTAATCATGGAGACACCGTGGTTGAAACATATGCAACCTAGTGATGACTCTGCTCGGTGGTCTCGTATTAGTTTTGATATCAAATGTCCTCCTCACCAAGCACCGTCCGTAAAAAGTGTTGGTATTACGGGTCAGCTAACTGGTAGTCGTGCTGACCTAATGATCCTAGACGATATTGAAGTACCTGGTAACTCCATGACAGAGTTCATGAGAGAGAAGCTCCTACAGCTTTGTACCGAAGCTGAGTCTATCCTTACCCCAAAGAATGACTCACGTATTATGTACCTTGGTACACCTCAAACTACCTTTACTATTTACCGTAAACTGGCTGAACGTAACTATAAACCGTTTGTTTGGCCAGCTCGTTACCCCCGTAAAGTAAGTCAATACGAAGGTCTTCTTGCACCTCAACTTGTTGAAGATATTGACGGTGGTGCTGACCCTTGGGGTGTTACTGACCCTGATCGTTTTGATAACGAAGACCTAATTGAACGTGAAGCCTCCATGGGTAGGAGTAACTTCATGCTTCAGTTCATGCTTGATACCTCCCTTAGTGATGCTCAAAAATTCCCCCTTAAATGCTCTGATCTTATTGTCACTAGCGTTAACCCCGCTACTGCTCCCGAATCCGTCGTTTGGTGCTCCGATCCACAAAACGTCATCAAAGACCTACCAACTGTTGGATTACCTGGGGATTATTTCTACTCTCCAATGCAGCTCCAAGGTGACTGGAGCTCCTACACCGAAACAATATGCAGCATTGATCCTTCGGGTAGAGGAACAGATGAGACAGCAGCAGCTTTTATCTCCCAACGAAACGGTTTCTTGTACTTGCATGAGATGCGTGCTTACAGAGACGGATACTCAGACAAGACACTTCTGGATATTCTAAAAGGTTGTAAGAAGTATGACGTTACTAAACTTGTTATTGAAACTAACTTTGGTGATGGTATCGTAGCAGAACTGTTCCGTAAACACCTCCAACAAACTAAACAAGCTATTGACATTGAAGAGGTGCGTGCTAATGTCCGAAAAGAAGACCGTATTATTGATACCCTTGAGCCTGTCCTTAATCAACATCGCCTTATTGTTAATAGGTCTGTGGTGGAATGGGACTACAACTCGAATAAGGAAGCCCCACCCGAGGAGCGTCTCTTATACATGCTGTTCTATCAGATGTCTAGGATGTGCCGGGAAAAAGGGGCGGTCAAACACGACGACAGACTTGATTGTCTAGCTCAAGGTGTTAAGTATTTCACAGATGCTCTTGCTATCTCCGCTCAAGAAGAGATTAAATCACGTAAACGTGAAGAGTGGAATGACATGTTAGAAGCCTTTATGGACGACCCTCAAAGTGAGACAAACCATATAGTACTTGGTATGTCTTTAGCTCAAAAAAGAGAGGCTAGGGGGACCACTACATCTAGTGTACCTACCTGGGTATAAGACACTATAAGGTGTAAATTTAACACAATTTTAAGGTATCCAACTCCCTTGGTATGACTGGCTTTTTGCACATGGCGGACGTATAACCGGGAGGGGAAGGGTGGACCCCGAACGGGAAAGGAGGGGAATTCGAGACAAGCTCTCATTCCCCTCTTTTTACTACTAATGAACAGTGAGGGAACAAAGACTCCAAAGACAAACATCTCCCTCTTAGTTCATTCATCTACTCTACTTACATGAATCTAGTGAGTACTGATTCTCCCCATCCATTTGAATCCCGTCACTACTTATACTACTGTATGCACTCCGCCAAACCATCGTTTCACTGCGTTCAACTCGTACACATCACTCCTGATGCTGAAGATCTAATTAGTTACATGGCTAGGGTATCTAATCCCTCCAATCAAAACAACACTCAGACAAGTGCTAAGTTAATTAAGTACCTAATTGATCATCAACATTGGTCCCCCTTTGAAATGGTGAACATGTGTGTAAGTATAGAGACAACACGGTCTATAGCTGCACAGATCCTTCGTCACCGTTCCTTCTCTTTCCAGGAGTTCTCTCAGAGGTACGCTAAGGTGGAGAAACAAGCCGCCATACCGCAGCTACGTAGACAAGATACGAAGAATAGACAGAACTCTATTGATGACCTAGATGAAGTAGTAAAGAAGAACTTCCAATTCCGTATTGGTAGCCTTTACTCCGATTGCTACGGTCTCTACAAAGAGTTAGTAGAAGCTGGGGTAGCTAAGGAGTGTGCACGTGAAGTGTTACCTATGGCAGCGCCTACTAAGTTGTACATGAATGGTACCATTAGGTCTTGGTTGCATTACTGTGATCTCCGTACCTCTAACGGTACTCAACGAGAACATGCAATTATTGCAGCACAAG